ATATCCTTCCGGGTATCGCTGCTGCTAATAAAGGCGCAACTGCTGGTCGTATCTCAGGTAATATTAATGTAGGTGTAGCTGGTACTCCAGTTGCTCTAACTAAAACTAATGTTATCGAGCATATTATCAACATGGGTCTGGTTCTTGATGAAGCTAACTCTCCTGAGAGTGACCGTTTCTTGGTCATTCCAGCGAAGATGGGAGCTCACATCAAGACTTCTGACCTTAAGGATGCATCTATAACAGGTGATGGTCAATCACCACTACGTAACGGTCGCTTAGGCATGATTGATAGATTTACAGTATATATCAGTCATAATATTAAGAAGACAGGTAGTGAGTTTGACCTTATCGCTGGGCATAAGATGGGATTTACATTTGCATCGCAGATGACTAATCTTGAAACTTTACGTTCTGAAACAACATTTGGTAATATTATCCGTGGTCTACAAGTATATGGTTATAAGGTTACTAAAGGCGAAGCGTTGTGTCAGTCCGTGGTCACAGTATAATAGGAGGTTGAAATGGCTACATATACAGATGGAACAGGCTATAACTTAGGCGTAGCAGCTCACGTTGCTTCAGGTGTAAGTAAAGTCGGAGTTCTAGAAGTAACTTTAAACTTCGCAACAATTACTACTGACCGTGCAGCAGCGAGCTTAACAGCTTTAGCGAGCGGCGACGTTCTAACGGCGTTACACATTCCAGCTAAGACCATGGTTTTAGCAGTGGGGCTTGATGTAACTACAGCAGAAGGTGGCACGCTAACTATAGATGTTGGCGATGGTACTGACCCTGATGGGTACTTAGATGGAGTAGCTGGCAATGCTGTCGGCTCTTTCTCAACATCTTTGGTACTAGCAGAAGCAGCACCAAACACTGTTACAGGTTACTCAAACGGTAAATACTACGCAGCAGCTGATACAATTGACATTAAAACTGTCAATGCAGCTGATGTAGCAGTAATGCGTTTGTGGGCAGTTGTTGCAGATTGTTCTTAAGTTAGACTAAGGCAGGGGGCTTAGGTCCCCCGCCTTTTCTTTAAAGGAGGATATTATGAGTACCGCTAGGTGGTTACGCCATATAACAGATGGCACAATTTATGGTTGGAATAAGTATCTTGCCGAAAATGAATTATGTGAAGAGGTTTCTGAAGAGGTAGCATTCCCCGAAAAATACTTCCCAAAAAAACAGGAAACGCGGAAGGCTAATATGAATTTAGCAACCAAAAAAATACCTGAACAGCCCGATTTAACTCCTGTAGAATTAGCTGCAGAAGCATCAAAAGGGTTGCCTAAATGATATTGAATGATGTAATTACTGAAACTAGACGTATTCTGCAAGACATTGATTCGCCGCAGCGTTATTCTGACACAGTACTTTTAGGATTTGCTAATCAGTCACTAAAGCGGATTGCAGTACTACGACCTGATTTATTTGCTTATGTAGGTACAGTAACTTGCGCAACTGATGCAGTACTACAAGATGCTCCATCGGATTCAATTCGAATTATTGAAGTTTACTCAGTAGTAGGTGGTGACGGTGTTATCGAAGTAGACCGCGAAACGTTAGACCAGTCTCTTCCAGCATGGATGAACGACGCATCAGCGGCAGCCACAAACTGGATGCGGCATGTTCGTAACCCCAATAAATTTTTTATATACCCTAAAGCTCCAGCAGGACAGCAGCTAGTTGTAGAATATGCGCAGGTTCCTGCTACTTATGACCTCGTAACAACAATCACTTTATTATCAGAAGCATATCTTCCTTGCTTAATAGATGCTACAGTATTCTTAGCAGAATCTGTTGATAATGAGCATGTTAATTCTGGTAGGGCTAAGTTGTTTCATGAGTCCTTTACACAAGCATTAGGTGTAAGTCTTAGAGGTCGAATAATAACTGACACAGAAGATTCAGGTACAAATATCCGACAATCAGAAGGAGGTAGGTAGTGGCCGCACGAGATTTTAGTACAGTTGTATCCCGTTTAGCTCCAAATGTCCCAGGATGCCCAACACCAATTATTGAACAATATGTTCGTGATGCAGCAATTGAGGCATGTGAAAGAACTTTATCATGGCGTTATGAGCAGCCTGCATTGCGATTAGTCCCTGGTGCTTATGATTATGCGTACAGTGCACCCACTGATGCAGAAGTACATGCGTTTATAACAGTAACAGTAAATGGTCGTAGACTTAAGCCTATCACTCTTGAGCATTTGCATGATATACAACCAAAATGGCCTGAAGCTACGATAGATGAGCGTTCAGAGCCTAGATATATTACTCAGTTTGACGCCGATAACTTTGTTGTTGCACCCGTTCCAGATGATGCAGCAAGTTATGACCTTAAGATGATTGTTGCTCTAAAGCCTCTACGCACAGCGACTAAAATGGATAGGTCAGTATTAGATGAATTAGAGAATGTAATTATGCATGGTGCTCTACAACATCTTCTTGTACTCCCAGGTAAAGAGTGGAGTGATACAAAGTTAGCAACATACCATGCAAAACAATTTTCATTTAAAATTTCAGAGCGTAGAGCAAGAACAAATCTAGGTGCAGCAAGAGCATCTATGACAATTGAGATGCGCCCACTAGCATAGGGATATTATGGCTGATGTAATTAAATTAGTAAAAGGCGATGCGAAGCCGGTAATAATTCTAACATTAACTGATGACGTTACAGATGCTGTACTAGACTTATCAGCAAGTACAACTACAGTTACAGTTAAGTTTAGAGCCAGGGGTAGTACAACATTATTATCAACTATTTCGACTACAAAAGTAAGTAGTGGTACGACGGGTAAGGTTCAGTTTGATTTTTCAGGTGGTATATTAGATGTTGATGCGGGAGCTTATGAGGGAGAAATAATCGTAAATTACAATAGTAGCATACAGACAGTGTATGATACATTGCGATTTAGAGTTAGAGAAAATTTCTAGTGAACGTAAAGTTTACACAGTCATTAGATTTAATTCCATCGGCTTCGGCTTCAGTACCAAGCATATCATATGCTAAAAGTGAATCTTCTATAACAGCAGTAGCAGCAGCTGAATCATCAATAAGTGTATTAGTATACTTACCTCCTTTAATACCATTACAAACACAAGAAGTCACAGCAATTGATGTACTTAGTCCTGTTGTTGTTACTAAGCCTTTAACGGAATTACTGCCCACATCAGATGCGTTGGCAATGGATTTCACGTTACCGAGTTTAGTATCTAGTGTAGTAGTAGACTCAGCACCTAGCAAAATATTTAACTCATCAGTTGACTTCGATATGAGTGACGTTGATGTTGACCCTGACCCTGTTACAGCAACCGATGTTGTTGATTTAGTTCCTGGAAAGGGTGAAACTGATGAAGTAACTATAGGTGATGTTGTTGATTTAGTTCCAGGTCGAAGTCTTTCTAGTATAGTTACAGCAGCAAGTAGTGTTGTTAATCAACCAAATAAACCAATAACATCTGCTGCAGTAACTATAGGTGATGTTGTCGATGTAGTTCCAGGTCGAAGTCTTTCTAGTGCATTAACGCTAGCATCTTCTTCATCTTTGGAGTCTGTAAAAATATTAGGGTCTGATGTAACAATAAGTTCAGTGCCTACTAAGATATTCGCCTCTTCGGTTGACTTTGACATGAGCGATGATGATGTAGACCCTGACCCTGTTGCAGCAACTGATGTTGTCGTGATAGGTCCTAGGAAGAGTGTACCCGACCCACTCACAGCAACAGATTCTGACGTGAAATCCATTGCCAACGCACCGGACTCTAGCGTCACTGCAGCAAGTAGTGTTGCTAATCAACCAAATAAACTAATAACATCTACTGCAGTAACTATAGGTGATGTTGTCGATGTAGTTCCAGGTCAAAGTCTTTCTAATGCTATTACAATGGCGTCTTTACTTAATACATTTCATTATAATAAGAACGAGCCTGATGATGCAGTAACTGCTGGGGATAGTATTGTAACCACACATACTTTAGGCGCCCAAACAAGACCCCTTAGTCAAGTATTTATGTCTGATGGGGAATCAGGATTTATACATACCCCAAGAAGTATAGACGTACCATGTTATGATGACTTATTAGGTAACGTGCATAGCTTAGTAAATGCATATAGACTTTACAGTGACGAATGTGCTGATAGTACAAGGTATGAAGCACATACAGGCACCATTGGTGCACCAGGTTTGGTTAACGAACCTATTATGAACGATGGTCTAATTACATATCCCGACTCAAGCGGTGCAGGTTTTGTGGTAGACTTTCACTATCCGACGTTGACAATCGGAAACTATATGGCTAACATAGCCCTTATTAACTAGGAGGAAAATAATGTTAAAAGATAGCATTAGATTAACGGGTGAATTAAAGCTCACCCTAACGAATGAAGGGGGCGATGTCACTCAGGAAGTGATTGTTCCGAATACTGTTGTTACCACGGGTAAGAACTTTATTACTTCACGTATGAATACGACAACAACAACAATGTCTCATGTGGAATTAGGTACAGGTACAACAGGTGCAGCAGCTGGTAACACAGCACTTGAGTCTGTAATTTCAAGTAGCAGAACTGGATTAACTTCTACAACTGTTACAGCTAACGCCGTGGCATATGTAGTTACTTTTCCTGCGGGTACAGGCACAGGTGCAGTAACAGAAGCAGGTATTTTCAATGCTTCTTCAAGTGGTACAATGTTATGTCGTACAACATTTTCTGTAATTAACAAGGCAGCAGCTGATACACTAGGTATTACTTGGACAATCACTGTGAACTAGGAGTAGACTATGGCGATTAAATTTGCTAATAACGCGTATTCAACCTTAGCATCCAGTATTACAAATAGTGCTACAAGTATTACGCTCACGACAGGCGAGGGAGCTAGATTCCCCTCATTTTCAGCCCCTGACTACTTTTTGGCAACGCTTCTTGATAGTTCAAATAACCTCGAGATTGTCAAGTGCACCACTAGGTCCACGGATGTTCTGACGGTAGTAAGGGCTCAGGAGAGCACGACAGCTAGAGCCTATGCAGCCGGTGATAGGATTGAGTTGCGTATCACGGCAGGAGTTCTGGATGCATTGTATGATGCTATAACTTATAGTGCTGGAAGTAGTAGCACTTTAGGACTTATAAAGTTAGAAGATAATGCCACACAAACAACAGCAGCTAGTGATATAACTACTACAGCAACCAGAACTTATGGTTTACAAATAAACTCTTCTGGGCAAGGTGTTGTTAATGTGCCTTGGGTTGATACCGACACCAACACAACCTATTCAGTTCAGGACGGTGAACTGTCGCAAAACAACCTCACTAATACACTAAAGGGCTATTACGATACTGGCCATACCCATTCCCAAGCAGCACACGCACCGAGTGGTGCAGAAGCTAACGCTGCCAATACTGCGATTACAACCGCAACCCAAACCTTTACCGCTGGACAACGTGGTGAGATTACAGCAATAACATCAACATCTGCTGCGCTTACTTCTAACTTTAACGACTCAAATAATTTCTCTCATACATTAACTGAGAATACAACATTGAGTTTACCCAGCAATGTCACCGCTGGGCAAAGCGGTAGTTACTTTATCACGCAACACGCATCATCAGCCAAGACGCTTGGTTTTAATACCGCATTTAAGTTTGCAGGTGGCACAGTGCCAGATATAAGCACAGCTACTGGTTCAGTTGATCGGTTGGATTATGTAGTTAAAAACGATACTTCGAGCGCAGAAGAAATTCACGCTGTCCTTTCACTAAACATTAAGAATCCTTAAATATGAGTGTATTGAATGAAAATCAGTTAATCGGAGCAGCAGGTGTCAGTACAGACACAGGCTACGACATCGCCAACTCGTTAAGATTTAATAACAATGATTCTGCTTATCTAAGTAGGACTCCTAGTGCTGGTAATCTCAGGACTTGGACTTTTAGTTGTTGGGTAAAACTTGGTAACTTAACGATAAGCAGGATTCTATTTAGTGCGGGTAATGGCACTTATGACTCAAGAACAGAGATACTTCTGGATTCAAACAATAAACTGGCATTTACGACCGATAATAGAGCAGGTGGTGGAACATATAATAGATTAAAATCGGGAGATACTGTTTTTCGTGACCCTTCGGCTTGGTATCATATACTTTTTGCTGTTGATACAACACAGGCAACTGCATCTAACAGAATTAAAATGTATGTTAATGGGAGTCAATTAACAGTAACAGAAGTCTATTCTCCGCCTAATGGTTTCCCAGCAAGATATTTAGATACATTTGTTAACTCTACGTCTAACCATTATGTTAGTAAAACAAACCACCATACATCACCAAATCAATACCTAGACGGCTACCTATCCGAAGTCAACTTCATTGATGACTCGGCACTAGAACCAACTGACTTCGGTGAATTTGACGAAACATACGGACACTGGAAAGCTAAAGAATACACAGGCTCTTACGGTAATAACGGCTTCTACCTTGATTTTAAACTATCCGCAGATAGTGCAAGTGGTCTAGGTAATGATGCTTCTAGTAATAGTAACAATTGGACACCGAACAATCTAGATACGTATGACCAGATGCTGGATAGCCCAACGAATAACTTTGCTACTTGGAATCCTCTAAGAGCCAGAACAAGTCAGCCATCTTCAACATTTTCAGAAGGAAACTTAAAGGCATCAGGTGCTTCGACTCATTCTTACGGAACAGCATTTACCCAAAGTGGTAAGTGGTATTTTGAAATTTTAGTGCAGTTAGCAGGTTCTTCTAGTTCTGGGATTGGCTTACGCAATGCAGAGGATTATAGTGCTAATAGTGAGGACAGTGTTATTATGCAAAATAGTGGCGACAAGGCAATTGATGGCGGTGGCGCAACCTCTTATAGCTCCACATCATTCTCAACAGGAGCTATTATTGGCGTAAGTGTAGATGTTGATTCGAGTTTTGTAGAATTTTCTATAAACAATGTTTACAAAGGAGAAATTACCCATAGTTTTGTAAACTTCATACCGATGTTAATTCACGGCGGTACTTGGGTATTTATAGCCAACTTCGGTCAGGATTCAACCTTTGCTGGGGAGTACGAACATGCCAATGATTATACTAATTATGAAGGCGCAAGTGACTCAAAAGGAATAGGCAGCTTCTTCTGGGCAGATGGTGATAATCAGGCGTTTAATACTGTGCTTTATACTGGTGATGGTGAGTCTACACACGCGATTACGGGTGTTGGATTTCAGCCAGATTTAGTTTGGTTTAAAAGAAGAAATGAAGGAGCAAGTCACATTTTAATTGATGCAGTTCGAGGAACTAATAAAAGAATATCAAGCGACCAAACTGATGCTGAATCAACTGCTGCTACATATTTAACAGCTTTTAATACTGATGGATTTACAACTGGAAATAATGCACATACAAATGAAGATTCTGACACTTATGTAGCTTGGAACTGGAAAGCTGGTGGTGAACCTACAACAGATAATGTAGCTTCTGCTGGGGCAACACCCACTGCTGGCAGTGTCAAGATAAATGGCTCTAATCTAGGGTCGGCATTAGCTGGTTCTATCGCGGCAACTAGATTATCTGCGAATACGGACGCTGGTTTCTCGATTGTGTCTTACACTGCAAATGGTACTTCTGGTGCTACTGTTGGTCACGGACTATCTTCAGTGCCAGAAATGATTATTGTAAAAAGAAGAACTAGTGCAGAAGATTGGGGAGTTGGACATACATCTCTTGGTTGGAATAAATTTATAAGATTAAACACAGCAGCAGCAGCAGCAACTGCCACTAACCTTTGGGATGATACTTCTCCATCAAGTTCTCTTGTAACTTTAGGGGATTCGGGGATAGCTAATAATAATTCATCAACAACACATATTATGTATTGCTTCCACAGTGTCGATGGGTATTCTAAGGTGGGTTCTTATACGGGCAATTTAAGCAGTAACGGCACGTTTGTTTACACGGGATTCAAGCCAGCTTATGTGATGATGAAAATAACCAATATAGCATCTGATTGGCATATTATGGATAGTGCGAGAGATATTGATAATGTA